CATAAACTAAAAACCAAATATATGAGAGGACAATTTAACCTATCACTTTCTGATGGTAAGGTAATACCGCTGCGTTTCTGCACATGGTCTTTAAAGAGATTCTGTCAGTTACAAGGTATAGGCCCAACAGAGATAGGAACAGCTTTAAGCGGTGAATCTGCTTTAGACGCTATCGTTAATTTAGTAAGGTCTGCTGCTGAATACCCTTTCTACAAAGAAGGAAGAACGCCAGATTTTAAGGAAATTGATGTATGCGATTGGATAGATGACATGGGTGGTATCGGTGGAACAAAGTTCCAAGAAATCATGGCTGCACTATCAGAAAGTATGAATAGCGGATTAGAGCAACCTGGTTCTACGTCAACAGAGGCTGGTGAAGAAAAAAAAAATTAGAATGGATTGACATAGAAAGATATACAATGGGGGAGTGTCAAATACTTCCCCATTTGTTTTGGGAGATGACCATGGCTGAATTAGACTTTGTTTGGTATGGTTATAGGCACAAAGAGGAGCAAGAATGGGTAAGGTCAAGATGGCAAACTACTATCCTTGTCAATATGCAGCTACCTAAAGGCAAGAAGGTAAGACCTACTGAACTTTTAGAGTTAGATTGCGATAAGAGGAATAGAAAGAAGAATGTTAAGATAATGACTAACGAAGAGTTAGAGAAGGTACTAAAAAAATACGAAAATATTAAACCAGTATAACAATGGCGAATAACGAAGGTGTTGATATTATAATTAAGGCCCAAGACCAGTACACTAAGACAATAAATAATATTACTGCTTCTAATGAATTATTTGGTAAAAGTCTTAAAAATAATGAGAAGCAATTAGCTGCTACTGAAAGGTTAATGATTGCTCTTAGGGTAAATGGAGTAGACCCATTAGATGCAACAATGGTAAAACTTAAAGGCGATTACGATAGACTTAGTCAATCACTTAATAGTAATCAAGGTACAATAAGAAAATCAGGTCAACAATGGACTAATATTGCTCTTGTTGTTCAAGATTTACCTTATGGTTTTAGAGCTATTCAAAATAACTTACCAGCTATTGTAGGTGGTCTTGCTGGTGTAGGTGGTGCTGCTTATTTAGCATTTTCTGCTATTATTGCTGGTTTTACATTTTGGGATGAAGCACAAAGAAAAGCTGCTGCAGAAAGTAAAAATCTAAAGAAAGAACAAGAAAGTCTTGGTAATCAAATAATAGACTCTACACAATCTGCAAGAACTCAAGGAATATTATTGCAACAATATGTTGCTATAGCAAGAGATGTTACACAATCAGATAGTACAAGAAATGAAGCTCTTAAAAAAGCAAATGAGTTATATGGTAGTCATAATGAAAAATTAACCTTAGCTAATATAAATACAGAAAAGGTAAAGAAAAGCCTTGATGGATATATTGACAGTTTAATTAAATTAGCTGTTGCAGAAAAATATGCTTCTCAAATTGCAGATAATATTATTGAGCAAGACAAGGTAAAAGCTCAAATAGATGAGAAAGATGTTATAAGACAAAAATTATTAGCTGAAGTTAGAGGCAAACAAACAAGTAAATCAAGAGATTTAGTAGATGTTTATGCAGATTTAATAGGCGTAAATGGAGAAATAAATAAATTAGATAATAATAGAAAGGGATTAATTGCTACCAATATAAAACTTACAGATAGTTACACTACGGCACTTAAAGAAGCTGCTGTAGCTGGTGGTAATTTTGGTGAAACTACTCAAGGTGGTAAAGTTGCTAAAGATGATTCATATATAAATTTATTAAAGTCAAGAATACAATTAACTAAAGATGATTTAGACACAAGACTTCAATTACAAAAAGATGTTCTTGCTAATGAAACTGAAAATGAAAGAATTTCTGTTAGAAATAGTACATTAAGTCGTGCTCAAAAAGCTAAGGCTATAGAGAATATTAATGAAACTATGTTAAACAAACTTAAATTATTAGATGAGCAATACTATAAAGACTCTTTTGAATTAGAAAAGCAAGATTTTGCTCTTAGAATAAAACTTTCTGGAGAAGATTTAGAAAGCCAAAAAATAATTTATGGACAACAATTAATGTCTTTAAAAGAAAGATTGGATGAAGGAATAATTTTAGAAAAAGAATACTTAAATGAATATGCTGAAATAAAAAATAATTTATTAAATGTAGATAAAAAAATTAATGAACAAGCATTAAAAGAGCAAGAAAAGTTTGGCAAGAATCAAGTTGATTTAATAGAATCACAATTAGATATTCAACTAAGATTAAATAAAGGTAATTTAGTAGCTCAACAAGAAGCTATAACACAACAAATGGCTAAAGTTGGAGCTTTAATGGCTTTTTCTTTTGGAACTGGAATGTTCCCTGCTTTGTTACAATTTTTTGATAAATTAAATGGCAAGTTACAAGTATTGGACGTTGATGCACTTAGAGCAGCAGATGCTTTAAAAAACATGAATGATGCACTTAGAAGTTTGCAAACTAATGTTCTTGTAGAAATTGGAACTCAACTTGGTAATATTTTTAGTGGTGTAGATACTGATGCAAAACCATTTTTTAATTTTTTAGGAGATACCTTAATACAACTTGGAACTCAATTAATAACATTGTCTAAATTATTTATAACAATTAAAGCGTTATTTGCTTCTGGAGGTGCATTAGCTCCTCTTGCAATACCAGTAGGTATAGCTGCCATTGCAGCAGGTACAGCTCTTAAAAATTTAGTAGCAGATAAAGCGTCTAAGTTTGCCAATGGAGGTATTGTATCTGGCCCAACATTAGGTATGGTAGGAGAATATCCTGGTGCAAGTTCTAATCCAGAGGTAATTGCTCCTTTAGATAAATTAAAAGACATGATTGGCGGAAGTGGAGGCGGTACTTTTGTACTTAGAGGACAAGATTTATTATTATCTGTTCAAAAGGCTCAAAAATCTTCTAAACTTAAAGGACAAAATATTAATTTAGCGTAATGTCATACCAATTAGCATACGAAATAACACAAGCTGGTAGAAATACTGGAACAAGCGTAGTTGCCTACATATACAAGGAAACTGCTGGTAGTATTACTCCAGTGTCTTATACAGCTTCAGAAATAACAGTAAACAACAACCCAAGCTCAGATGATTTAGAGCCTGGACTTGTGCCAATGACTGCTACTATTTCTATAGCTTTAGAAACAGATAGTGATGTTAGCAATTTACCTAATGTGTTAACTTATGACGATAGGCTTTATTATGTAACAATTTACTATGCTGGTTTTTTATTGTTTAAAGGATTTGTATTATCAGATTATATAGAATTATCTTTTACAACTGGTGTTAAGTATATGACTATCCCATGTGTGGATGGATTACACTATTTAAAGCAAAAGACATTTAGTACAGATGTAAATACTAATGGGCCTTACGGATTAGCTGGTATTATAGCTGATGCTATAACTCAATTAGGTTATGGTGGTGATAGTTATTTTTATTCAGCTTGTAACTACTTTGGTTATGGAATGAATGATAGAAGTATAGCTCCAGTTGGCAAATATGAGCCATTTAATCAAACTTTTATTTATCCAAGAGATATACAAGGACAAAACTATTATGATATATTAGAAGCTATTGCTATTGCTTTTGGTTGTAGATTTTTTCAAGCTGAAGGAAACTTTTGGATGGTTCCAAGTACAGAGATAATTAATAGTAATAATTATTATACAAGATATTTAGTTAGTGGAGGCTCTTTTAGTTATGACTCTCATGGAACATTATCTAATGCCATGTCTATAAATTCATATTCTTATGGTACAAGTAATTTTTACTTTATTAATAATGGTCAGATTAAAAACATTAAAAAAGGATATAATAAGGTTGTAGTTTCTGGAGATTATACATATAATAAAGATTATATATTTAATGGTAAGTTTAAAAGCTATAACGCATCTACTAATCCAGATACTGTAAGTGGTTGGACATTATATAGACAAGTTCCAGAGATTGATTTAAATGTTACTAATTCTGGTTCTAGCCTATCTAATGAGGTAAGAATAGAAATACCAGTTGGTTATAACGGTGAATTTAGATTTTATACTACTGGTTCGGTAAGTTCAACAGATTTTTTGCCATTTATAAATATGCCTATAGCTCGTATGTCCTTTTACTTTAAAACAGAAGGGTCTTTTTCTTTTACTTACGATTATAGAATTATATTATATAGTGGTGGAACAACATATTACTATTACCCATCTGGTACTACAGATGCTACAGCTTGGCAAACATCAAGTAATTACATAAGTTTTGGTACTGCAGCTAATGATTTCTTTAAATTAGAGCAAGAAATAAAAATGTATACTAAGGAGGGATTCATGAGTATTGAAATTAGAAGCTCTACTCTTAATTTTAATGGATTTAAGTCTATTACTTTAAAAGATTTTGTATTATCTCAAGAACAAGATAGTACAAACTATAAGTCACTTGATATTATTAGGTCTATAGGTTCTGCAACTAATGAAAAGAAAATAAATATTAAATATGGTTTAATTGATGTAAATAATGATAAAACTATTAATTATGGTGCATCAAATAATGGATTATTAATAAAAGGAACCAAGTTTGGTAATAATCCTTATCAGCCCTGGACATTATGGTATAAGGAAAGTGATAAATCTACTTTTTATGATATGTTACCATATTTAGTAGCAAGAGATTTATCTAATATTTTAAATAAGAACATAGCCAGTTTAGAGGGTGATTTGGGAAGGGTGTATAATGCTGTTGGACTATTTTCTACAAATAAATTTTTAACCGTAGCAGATTCATCTACTGGCCCATTTAGTTATAACGGTAAAAAGTTTGTTATTAACAGATTAGACGTTAATCCTTATACAGAACAAGTTAATCAAATACAAATTATAGAATCAACTACTGTGGATGATGCTTCAACACAGACACTTGAATTTATAGAAAATAAATAATTATGGCAATTTTAGGTACAAACGTAATTTTATATTACTTCGATGGAACAACAAATATTCCATTTGCGGCTTCTACTAACTGCTCTTTTGAAGTAAGTGTAGACCAAGCAAACGTAACATCAGCTACTTCTGCATGGTTTAAAGAGTTTAAAGTTGATACAGCTTCATGGTCTCTTAATTGTGATGGATTAATTACTTTAGGAGATTATGATTATAAAGATATGTTAGATGCTCAGTTAGCAAGAAATCCTATAATTGTAAAATTCGCTATAGGAACAAGCACTACATATACAATACAAGGAACAGCTAATATACAATCAGTTAATATTACTGGCCCACTTGAAAGTGTTTCAACTTATTCAATATCATTACAAGGCACTGGAGCATATACTATATCATAAATAATAAAAATATAAAAAATGGCAATTAACGGAACAAATGTAATTTTAAGAAAATCAGGAACTGTATTTGCAGCTTCTACATCTTGCTCATTAGAAGTATCATCAGACCAACTTGATGTTACAAACAAATCATCTAACAAGAAAAAGGAATATATGTATGGATTTAATGGATGGTCAGTTAGTTGTGATGGGCTTATTACCTTAAATGATTATGACTATTTTGATATGCTTACAGACCAGAAGAATGCTACCCAAATTTCTGTAACTTTTACAGTTGACAGCAAAGTAATTAGTGGCACTTGTAATATAGAATCAGTATCAATAGATGGCCCAGTAGAGGGAGTTGCAACATATTCTGTTAGTTTACAAGGAACTGGAGATTATACTTTAGCATAATATGAAACATCTTAGAGACTATATACTTATAATTGGATTCTTTTTTTTAGGTGTATTTGCCTATGAATCATGTCATAAAGCTAATAAAACAGAAGATATTGACCTATCCAAGTATGTAAAAGTCAAAGAGGTGCATGATACTGTGTACCAAAAAATGTACAGAAAAACGTACATAAAAGGGGATTCTATCCCTTTTGTGATTATAGCTACAGATACTACAACCATTCACGATACAATACGCATACTAAACGATTATAATGCAGTATTAGCTTATACTGATACCATTAAGCAAGATTCTAATATCTTTGTGATTAATGATACCATAACCAAAAATCGTATCAAATCAAGGTCTTTTGAGGCCAAGATTACCGAAAAAACCATCTATGTTAAGCAATTTTATGCAGAGAAAGCCAAGTATAGGCTTTATTACGGCATAAGAGGCGATTTTAGCCAATCTAATGGCTTAGAAGTACTAAGTCCTGGTTTGATGTTAAGTGCCAAAAATAAGGCTTTAATAGGCCTTAATCTTAATATTAATAAAAATAACAATATGAGTTACTCTGGTAGCTTGTATTTTAAAATAGGTAAAAAGTAACATGGCTCCAAAAAAAGACGTTAACGTAAGTGCTAATCCTCTACCGATTAGCTTTTCCCAATTTAGTAAAGACCCGATTAAGGGTACTATGTTCTTAGTTATCATCGGTATAACTGTCCTTTATGTAGATATTAGAGGCAATTTTAACAATCAAATCGACTCTCAAGACGCAAGGATTACTAATCTTGAGTATAAAGATAGCTTAAAGACACAAGCGTTAATTGAGTGTAAGACAGCCCTAAGTTCAACGACTACTAAGTTAGAGACTCTTGATGCAATGGGTGCTATTAAATCATCTGTTAAATAATAGGCCATGAAATCAATTCTTTTAATTTTTGGGTTTCTAACGGTTACAGCGACAACGATTAATGTTACAGCTAAAAAAGAGGATAACAAGATTGCTGAAGATAAGGAGTTTGAGCAGTTTATGAATGATTTTAACCAAACCTTGACAAAGAACAAAGCTGTTCAAATAAAAGCAGATGAGGCTAAAGAAGCAATAGTAACGTCTACCGTTAGCAAGTTTGCCGAGATTAAGCAAGAGATAAGCACATTAAAAACCGAACTAAATGAAGTTAAGCAGACTTTGGATAGTGTTAGCAATGATACTGCTGTCAGTTTCAGCGTACTCGCAATATCCCACTACAAAAAAGATTAAGGGTGATTCTGTAGTTATAATGACCATAGGTCAAGCAGACACTATTAACAAACTATATAAGTCCTATAACGATACAATAATCGCTTATAAGGACTCGTTAAAATCTAAAATAATAAAACATGATTCTATTTTCACTATCTACAGCTATAAAGTTAGTACGCTTGAAAATTACAAGTATCGCTACGAAGCTAATCTCGAAACATATCGTAATAGAGAAAAAGAACTTGACAAGATGGATAAATACCATGCTTGGCAAAAAATAATCTTAATATTCTTAGTCATTTTCCAATTTAGTCAATTATAATATGAAACAGTTTTTCCAAGAAGATAGTGGTAGATTTAGCATGAAGCGTTTATGCGGATTGCTATGTGTTATCGCATTATGTGTTACTATGTACCACAACAGTTTTAGTGAAGAGCATACTGCTCCAAGTGCAATACTTGTAGAATCAGTAGCTTTGTTAGCATTCGGTTGTTTAGGTTTAACCTCAGTAGAGAAAATATTTAAGAAAGATGCCTAAGAACGAAAAAATAATATTAACACTTGGCTTCCTATTATGGTTGCTAGGATTAGCATATTTTGTAAAACAAATGATTTAAGATGAAATTAACAGCACATTTTTCATTAGCAGAGTTTACTCGTAGTGAGTCAGCAAAAAGACATGGGGTATCTAACGAACCAACTCCAGAGCATTTAAAGAATCTTATCACTTTATGTGAGAAGGTGTTAGAGCCAATTAGAATGAAGTTTGGCCCTATTAATATTTCATCTGGATATAGGTCTAAAACTCTGAACCATTACATTGGAGGGTCATTAAATTCACAACATTGCGAGGCTAAAGCGGCAGATATCGATATGGATGGTATGACTAATGCAACTAATAAAGAAGTATTTGATTTTATCAAAGACACTTTAGATTTCGACCAGTTGATTTTTGAGTTTGGAACAAAAGATGCTCCAGACTGGGTTCATGTTTCTTATAATGCAGGTAAAAATAGAAAGCAAGTGTTGAGAGCACTAAAGGTTAACGGCAAGACTGCCTACGCACCTTACAAGTAGATAAACCAAACCAACCAATATGGCATCTAAAAAAAATGTGCTTGTCATAGGAGATACGCACGAACCATTCTGTCACCCACTTTATAGGAACTTTTGCCTTGAAGTGTATAACAAGTTTCAATG